CAAGTGTTTTCGACTTCATCGAAGGCTAGGCGCTATGATTACACGGTAGCGCCCCGTAGACCACCTACGCTTTGTAAGAAGTGTGGTAGTGATCTTGAACTAAGCGTTCCTCAAGAACGTGAGGTTAAAAGAAGAACACAGGTACACAAAGAGGTAGATTGGATTCCTGAACCACGGTGTTATACTAAAGTAGACTTTTTAAGTCCTCTTTTTTATAAAACCTGGGTGAAGGATGAACAATTAACCCCGATGTTCCAGGTCAACGCGTTGCTAGGGTGGGTTCGTGCAAATGAACTCACTACGTGTGATACATCTAAAGCTTCCCTAGAAGAAAATGGTTATTATCAGATAGGGAGATCTCTAGTTACGTATCCTCCGTCGGGTTCGCTGACGGATAAATACTGTAAATTATTGCCACGGAATGAGTATAACATGAGTGTTGCCACTTTTGTTAGTCGTCGAATAGACGATAAGCACCCAGGTATGATTGCTATCTACCAAGTGCTACCAGGCCATGGCTTGTATTTGGTTAGGGATCCTGAAAAGGAACCTTGGCCTGAAGGCCCATTAAATGAGCCTTCTAACAGTGTTCTCCGTGAGTGGATTACGGCTACGGAAACGATAGCAGAGCTCAAAAAACCTTTGGACCCCAGAGCGAAAGTCACCTCGTCATATGGTGAATATCGTCTCTTGGCAGCAGTCCGAAGTATGCAGAATATGCCCCAATTGGTGCGGTGGTTGTATATGACAATGATCTTGTTAAATGTACCAGGCGTGGATGGAGCGTCCGTTAAGGATAGCCCCAATGACGGCTGGTCATATTATTTAGGATCATGTTTGAAACAATATCCGGAACAGCCAGTCATGGGTTTTATCTGCTTGTGGTTTCAAATGAGGACATGGTACCTCATGTTTCTACTTTATTTTTTAGTTTTAGTATTAGTAGTAGGTATATATATAGTGCTACGAGTGATGCGCTTTAGTTGGCGCTTTGTGTGGAAACCTTTACCTTTAAGTATAGGTAGCCCCAAAATGCCAACAGAAGTCATAGATATTCGGCATTATCTTAATGCAAACAAGAAAATTGCTACGTCCGAGGAAATAATACCTCGTGTCTTAGTAGGGTATGATGGGAATTATCATATTGAGTACTCAATCCCTCGATTGGGGCAAAATACGATGAAACCTAATGATCCCTACGTATCGTTTGAAAAAATAAAGACTTTTAAAGTCTCATTTGTGCAATCGGCACGACACGAGTCTATTATTACTTCATCAGAGCCAACTCCTCTCCTCCAAAACAGTCAACGAATGACAGAAATCTGTTATCGAATGCCTCTTAAGGATGTGAAGACTGGTGATGATGGTAAGACGTACCAATGGATGCACGCAGGTTGGGCGGTGAATGTTGCCCAGGGTTTGGCTCTCACAGCCAGCCACGTAATTAGTGACGTCCTTGAAGCGGGTTATTACCCCTTTATCAATTGTTATAGTCCTTCCACCAAGGAGAGAGTATATCAGTTGACATCGGAGGTAGCTCGGTTTAATGGCGAAGATCTAATGTTGGTGTCAACACCGGTTGGTCTGCGTACGGCTCGTTTGCATGAACCACGTTTAGGCGATGTTGTTACGTTGCTTGGCGCGGGAGGTTTGCTGTGTTATGAGTCCAAATTGGCTCTTGAAAATCTTTTGACTTCGACCGCTGGCTCTGTTATTGAATTACCAACGGATACCCATATGCTTATCCACAAGGCTACGTCTCAAAAAGGGAACTCAGGTTCTGCTATTTGGCGTGGTCCTGTGTGTGTAGGGATACACCAACAAATTTATTGCGATGGTGTGTCAAATAAGGGTGTGCGGATGAGTGATCATATCATACAGTGGGTCCGAGAACAAGCGCTAGACGTGCGGAAAAGACTAAACCCCAACCTTGAAGACTCTGTCATGACGGCTGGGGATTGGTTTGATCGGCATCGCATCAATCAGGAAGACATAACGCAAGACCGTGAAGACCCTCAATTGTTTAGAGTCCGTAAAATGGACCCGAATACGAAAGAGGTAACAACATACGTGGTCGACGCGACTATTGTTAACAATATTGATGTGTACACTGAAGGTTCAGATGGACGCTGGACCGCAGTTAGTCGAAGGTCACTCCAAGCATTTGATAGAACTGGTGGTAAGAGTAATCGTGGTGCAAAAGGTAAGGCTCAAGACCGTCTTCGGGCGGCCAAGAAGAATGCCTCAGCACATGGATATAAGGTGAAAGACCGTAACTCAAAAGCTACCAAGCGTGCGTTGCATAACATCGTTAAGAAGTTTACGAAGCACGCTAATGTTGTGTCAGCTGACCCAGAGTTTGGGGAAGAGTGTGAGGTTAGTACTCCTAGGGACGGAAGTTCCGATGATGAGAGTGCTATTGATCCGTATATACCAGGTGCGGAAGTGGTTGCGCGTGCTAAATGGCGATATATCTCAGATGTCGATAAAACACCTGAAGGTAAGCCTTTAGATACGGGCTTGTTACTTTCGGATTTTGGTGTAGACGAGAAAGATTATGAAGAATTCATAGCCCCCACTCTTACGCGTCAAGCGGAGGTTGATGCATCTAGGTGGATTTCTGAGAGAGGTAAGTCAGTCGATATTATCCCTGAACAGTATATTCGGGCTCATTTGAGTTATTCGGAGTATACGCACGGTGTCTTACCAACACAATACCAAGGTGAATTGAAGGACTGGACCGAAGTCGCAAATATTATCTTGGCCGAAACTTGGGATAGTACTCCTGGAATACGTTTTATGGAGTGCGCACCAGGTTGTGGAGGAGTTCACATGCAGAAGAAAGGTGTTTTTGAATGTGAACCTTGTTGTGGCTGGTTATATCAGACGTGTCAGGATGTGTGGAATGGTGATGTTAATGGCACCGACCCCGTCCTAAGTGTGTTTCTTAAAGAAGAGGATACCACTGCCAAGAAGAAAAGTGAGAAAAGGCAGCGCTTAATTTTTGGTGGTGACCTGATTCTGGAGATGATCCAAAGACGCATTCACCACACGTCATATAAATGGTGGGAGCATAACGCTCAGGTTCATAACCCGATGGTGTTAGGCTTCAATATGCTAAAAGGCGGACATAATAGCATCGCCATTAAAATGAATCCAGGAAAACTCGGCCGCACTGCGGAAGTTGATGTGTCGAGTATGGATCTTTCAGCAAGTGGGCAATTAATAGGTATTGCTTACGACACTTGGTGTTATTTGATGAAGATCCCTCCCTCGAAAGGTACACAATTCGAGAGGCAGTTCTTGGTTGGACATAAACTTATGCGAATTGGTGACCATATTGAACTGGTTGGCGCCACTTCGCGTCCTCGCTTGGGGTTAAACCCAAGCGGTCATTTTCTTACTACTATTATAAACAGTTACATTAGCCACTTCGTTGTGTTTTTAGCGTCCATTAAGTTGTCGTCACACGAAGTTGATTTAAAGGATGAGTCTCATTTGCAGAGTCTCTCCTTACTCCTGACCTCAGTGCTTCATGGGGATGATGCTATTTTTTCTTGTAAAAAGGCCGTTGATGCGGAATTTCTTAAGAAACAAATAACGTCAGCTTATGAAGATGTTGGGTTGACCTGTAAGAAGGTCATCACTGATGAGTCGGGAGGAGCTGATATGCATGGGAAGACTTTCTTAGGTTTTCTTTTTTCAAAGACTTCTGTAGGATGGAAGATCAGTATGGCTCAGCCCGCAAGGGTATTGAGGCGATTGAAAAACCCCTTAAGGTCTAAGAAATTGAAGCCTGAGATGTTGACCCAGATCCTAAACGGTGTGTCTATTATAGCCATCAATGATGAAAAATTCACTGAAGGTTTAGAAAAATACGCCGCGGCACAGGACATAAAGCTCATGCCTAAAAATTTCCGCCGTCAGATTTTGACGGGTGTTGAATCTAATGTTTCGCCGAGTGACCTCTCGGCAATTGACATCAAATTTGATGACGGAATATATACGGCAACGTTTTACCAAGGGACAGGAAGCTCTCCAAGGACCCAGTCCGTCACCTCTTCAGGAGATGGCGGCCAGGGTAGTGGCAGCTGTGGGTCTACCTTTGAACGTGATGTTAGATCATCTAATACCGGAGAAGGAACCACTCAGAGTAGCCAAGTTGGACGAGCAGCCGCTTCACGTGGCAAAATTCAAGGAACAGATGGAAAACACTCTCAAAGTGCAGAAGGCCGAAAACGAGATGCAGAAACTAAAGATTCGCCAAAACCAGCAACGGCAAGTAGCGGAACAAACGTTGAAGCAGTTGGGGCATCGGGTGCCAAGGAAACAAAGTACCCAATCCCCCCCAAAAACGCTGGGGCATCGGACACCAAGGAAACGAAGTGTCAAGCCCCTAGCGGGTTCGGAACTCGTAAAGGCAGTCAGCACAGAGATGAAATCGCACGCTCGGTCACAGCCGAGCAAAATCACGACCTTGACAATGCCACCCAAAAAGCAAAAGTCAAAGGTAAAAGCAAA